TCGTTTGCAAAAAGGACTGCATCTAAGTGTCCTGAGAAACAACGATTGATTATGTATGGTGGATAATCCTTCTCTATAGAGGGGTCTTCATCTATTAAATTTTTCTTTGTTTGGTTGATTGAATTCAACCAGTCTTTCAGTTCCATCTTCATTATCAAAATAGTTTGCACAAGAACAAACAAGGTTACGATCTCCATAAACGTTGTCTATTCGTGATATCGCTGGCCAAAATTTATTCGTTTGTTTGACAGGATATGCTGCTTCTTCACGACTATAATTATACTCCCATTTGTCTGAACTTACAACCCTTGCAGTATGAGGTGCGTTTTTCAAGATATCTTTTTTCTTGTCAATCTCAAATCTAATATTAACCATTGCTCTTGCAAATCTTTCAAGTTCATCTAAAGATTCACTTTCAGTTGGTTCAACCATAACTGTTCCTGTAACTGGCCAAGATAATGTAGGTGCGTGAAAACCATAATCCATCAATCTCTTTGCTACATCTTCAGCAGTAATATCTTCAAAGTGTCTAACATCAAATATACATTCGTGTGCAACTCTTTCATTTGCACCTTTGTACAATACTTTAAAGAATGGTTCAATACGATATACTAACCAATTTGCTGTAAGTAAAGAAACTTCACTTGCCTTTCTAAGTCCATCTGCACCCATCATACGAATATACATCCAACTAATAGGTAGAATTGATGCACTACCTTGCACCGCTGCTGACACTCTTTGATTCATAAAAGGTACAAGATGTTCTGCAACACCGATAGGACCTACACCAGGACCGCCACCACCGTGAGGAATACAGAATGTTTTATGCAAATTCATATGACATACATCTGCACCATATTCACCTGGTTTTGCCAAACCAACTTGAGCATTAAGATTTGCACCATCAAGATAAACTTGTCCACCATTCTCATGAACAATTCTACAAATGTCTTTGATAGTTGGTTCAAATACACCGTGAGTTGATGGATATGTAATCATAATACAAGACAACTCAAAAGTATTCATTATTGCTTTCTTTTCTAAATCTTCCAAATCTATATTACCATCATCATCACAATTAACTGGGACTATTTTCATACCTGCCATCACTGCTGATGCAGGATTAGTTCCATGTGCACTCGTAGGTATCAAACATACATTTCTATTATTATCACCACGACTACGATGATATTCTTGTATTGCAAGTAAACCTGCATATTCTCCTTGAGAACCTGCATTAGGTTGTAATGATACATCAGCAAATCCTGTTATATCACATAACCATTCTTGTAAATCAAACATAATTCTTTGATAACCAAGAGTTTGATGGTCAGGTGCAAATGGATGCATATTGGCAAACTCATTCCAACTTACTGGCATCAACTCAGATGCTGCATTAAGTTTCATTGTACAACTACCAAGTGGCATCATACCATTTACAAGTGAAAAATCTTTAGATACTAACTCATTAATGTATCTCATCATATTTGTTTCACTTTGATACTTATGAAAAACTTCTTGCCTTAACCAAGGTTTAGTTCTTAATGGAATACTTTTCCATTTTGTAGATGACATAGAAGAAAATATTTGATCTGCAAAAATTTCATAGTTTGCAACTGCATCGAATATCTTTTGCAATTCTTCTGTAGTTGTGAGTTCATCAACAGATAAAATTACATAATCATCTTCATATCTTATATTAAAATCTTTAATCAGTTTATTTACTTTTTCTTTTTCAACTTTAAATCTCACTGTATCAAATCCATCCTCATCATCAACTTCAGTTCCTGTCCATTTAAGTCCTTTAATTATTGCTTCTCTGTAATATAATATTCTAGATGCTATATCTTTTAATCCATCTGATCCATGATATGCTGCATAAAAACTTGCCATATTAGCTAGTAATGCCTGTGCTGTACAAATATTACTTGTTGCTTTATCTCTTCGTATATGCTGTTCTCTAGTTTGTAGTGCTAATCTCAACGCTGGATTACCTTGAGCATCAACAGATTGACCAACAATTCTACCAGGTATTTTTCTTTTATACTTATCACTGGTTGCAAAAAATGCAGCATGTGGACCACCAAATCCTAGTGGAACTCCAAACCTTTGCATACTACCAACTGCAACATCAAATCCCATATCACCCACAGGTTTCATCAGTACTTGACACATTGGATCAACAATTGCAATCTTCATACACTTACAAGCTTCTGCAAGTCTTAACACTCCATCACGATGTTTTAGATTTCCATGATTGTTTGGAAGTTGTGTAATAAATCCAAATGCATCAGCGAAGAAAGATATTGATATCGACGCATTTAAATCAATCTTAACAATATTGATACCTAATGGTTTTGCTCTAGTCTCTAATACTGCTAATGTTTGTGGAAATATTTTATCATCAACTATAAAATCTTTTTTCTTACTTTGACCGAAGGCAAGTAACATAGCTTCTGCAGCAGCAGTTCCCTCATCTAATAAAGATGCGTTTGCAACTGGCAATCCAGTAAGTTCTGTAATCAGTGTTTGATAATTAAATAATGCTTCCAATCTTCCCTGAGATATCTCTGCCTGATAAGGTGTATACGATGTATACCAAGCAGGATTTTCAAATACATTACGAAGTATTACTGGTGGTGTGATTGTGCCATAATATCCTTGTCCAATTAGACTCCTCTTGACAATATTATGTGAGGCAATATCTTTAAGTTCTGTGAGTGCCTGTTGTTCACTACACCCATCTGGCAAATTGCTATCACCTCGAAGTAAAATTGAATCTGGAACTATTTGTCTGACAAGCTCATCTATACTTGAGACACCCAAATCAGACAACATTTTAGATTGCTCTTGATCGGAAGGTCCGATGTGACGTTTAATAAATTCTGACATACTATCCGCTAATCATTTCATCATCCATAGTTTTATTTCGGATGACAATTGTATTGTTTTCATAGTCAGGATAAAATTCAAGAATGTCATCATTATCCCAACACATCTCTTCATAGAGCATATTAAGTTTCTTCATGTCTTGATACATATCTGATGGTCTCTCGTCCATTAAAATACTCCTGTGTTGTAATTGAAGAGAAGTAATTCTTTTCTCATTTTTTGATTTCGCATATACTCTCCGACTGAACGCATCGTATATGTCAAATCAAATTCAGCACAATTCCAATCTTTAAATCGATCTTTAACTAATTGGTCTGAATTATAACTTATAAGCATCTCTGAATTATATATTTCACAACTTTTTGCAAAATCATCGTGGTCAAACTTTTTGTGCATAGAACCCTTCTTTCCATACAAATTATCCTTGATATCGTATGGTGGGTCAAGGTATACAAATGTTTTTTCTCCATCTCCTAACATATGATGATAATCAACATTTGTGATGTACCAATCTTTAATTAACTTACTATAAACTGGTAACTTATTAATACCTCTCATTGAAAAGTTTGCATCACTCGCTTGTTCTGAAAATGATGAAGACTCTGTAAGACCACTAAAAGAACATTTGTTAATAATATAAAAACAAACTGCACGGTCTTTATCTGATACATCTAAATCATATAATTTTTCTTTTGCATCCTCAAATAATCCTCTTGCAGAACCACGATCAGGAAATCTTGATTTTAGTTCTTGTAGTTGACTATGAATATAATCTCCATCAACTTGTAAACGTAACCAAAAATTATATAATGGTTCATATAAATCATTAACAATAATTTTTAGTTTTGGATATTTTTTTGTAATATGCAATGCCACACTACCACCACCTAAAAATGGTTCGTAGTATGCATCATAATATCTAAGGTCTGGAAAGAATGGATCCATCTTTTTGCAAGCACGAGACTTGCCACCAGGATATCTTAGAGGTGTTTTATATGATTTTAACGAACTAATAGATGATACCACTTCTATTCTGTCTTAGTTCTTCAAGTTCAATTTTTATTTCAATCATTTCAGTAAGGTCTTTTACTGAATTAGACATTGATTGATACCCTGCACCAACAAAAATTTGTCCTGCCATAACAGCAACAGTGCAAGCACCCCAAAACAAATAGTATTGATAGGATTTAATTTGTGCTTTAGTTTTAGCGAAAGTTGATTTACTCATTTTTTTCAAATAATTTAATTAATTCATCACAACAATGAAAAATGTTTTTATAGTTTTGTTCTTTACCTCGATATACTTTGAAGTATTTCATGAGGATAGGTAGAATGTCTGCTTCGTTCATTTGAATTCACACTCCACCATAATTTCAGTTAAACAGGCTAATAAGTTAATTTCTTGATCTGCTACGAAGGCAATTTGATAAGAATAACGAGCAATAATAAGCACAGCAGCAGGAATGCTAGAGTTTTCAAGGGTGCTATAAAGAGCATCGTAGACACGACGCATAAGTACAGCAGGATCATTGTCCAAGTTATCGACAACCCATTT